ACAAAAGGGTCATGCTGGATTGGTTTTGCGAATTGCGGGACCAGGAGGATATATACGTCCTGTACATTGGTTATGACCCGTGGCATATAGATGATTCATTGCTGCGAGAGTTCCAGTCTGAATTTGGAGAGAAGGCCATGATACCGGTACGCCAAGGCGTTATAACATTGAGCCAGCCAATGAAAGACCTGAAGGCAGATCTGCAGGCAAAACTGATTGTATATAACGACCATCCGATTGACAAATGGTGTTTCTTCAATACTGTGGTCAAGACAGATGTAAATGGAAATATCCAGCCGGTAAAAGGGATGGATACCAGGAACAGGATTGATGGGACATTGGCTCTGATAGATGGATATAAAGTTCTCCAGGACAAGATGGGGGAACTGCAAAGCTTGATTTAAGGATTAGGGAAAGGAGGGGGAGCGTTTGGGAATTAGAAATTATGTGGCAAGGAGATTATTGAATGTGACGGCAGGGACTGCCTTTAAGATGATAACCGAGACTGGGAATGGGTTCGCGGCATGGACTGGTGATGTGTACGATAGCGATATCGTCAGGGCCTGCATCCGTCCCTTCTCAAAAGCGGTCGGAAAGCTCCAGGCGAAGCATGTTAGAAGATATAATGGAAAAGTGGACGTTAATCCGGAGCCATATATGCGGTTCCTGCTGGAGGAACCAAATCCCTACATGGGCGGACATACGATGTTAGAGAAGGTGGCAACGCAATTCGCACTTAATAATAATGCGTTTGTCTTGATTGTCAGGGATGAGAATGGGCTGCCGGTGCAGCTGTATCCGATACCAGCAATCATGGTGGAAACAAAGTATGTAGGACTGGAACTGTATTTAAAATTCACCTTTCTGAACGGGAAAACACTAAATGTACCATATACAGAAGTCATCCATATCCGGAATGATTTTAAGGACAATGATATATTTGGAGAGTCGCCCCATAAAGCTCTTACACCGTTAATGGAGGTGGTAAACACAACGGACCAGGGAATTGTAAAGGCAATTAGAAACAGCGGTGTCATTCGCTGGTTGCTTAAATATACAACACCAATGCGCCCTGAGGATATGAAGAAAAATGTTCAGGAGTTTGTTGACAATTATTTGAGCGTTTCAAGTCCTACATTTGGTGCGGCCGGCGTAGATGCGAAAGCGGATGCCATCCGAATTGATCCAAAGGATTATGTGCCGAATGCTATGCAGCAGGCGAACACGAAGGAAAGGATTTATGCTTTTTTCAATACAAACGAAAAGATAGTCCATTCAAATTATACAGAAGATGAATGGAACAGCTATTTTGAGGCCGTTATCGAACCGATGGCAATACAGTTAGGAGAGGAATCTTCCAGGAAACTGTTTACACGGCGCGAGCGTGGGTTTGGGAACGGGATATATTTTGATGCGGCAAACCTTCAATGTGCGAGTCTTTCAACAAAGCTTGCACTTCAGGCAATGGTGGACCGTGGGGCCCTGACCCCGAATGAGTGGAGGGAGACATTCAACCTTTCACCAGTTGCAGATGGGGATAAGCCACTTAGGAGGCTTGATACGCAGACCGTGAATCAGGTCAGGAGACTTATAGGGGACATGAACCTGGAGAACATCAACGAGACCAGGATGGAAATCATGAAGCTTTTTGAAGGAGGTGAGGAAGATGGCGGTAAGGATTGACGTGAAGGGACAGATCGTTGAATCCGGTAATGACTGGGTTTATGACTGGCTAGGGATTGAAAATACATCCCCAAAAAAAATCTTAAAGGCACTGCAGGAAGCGGGAGGAGAAGATATTGAAATCTATATCAACTCCCCTGGCGGGAGCATATATGCAGGTTCAGAAATATACACGGAACTGAGAGCGTATGCAGGGAAAAAGACCATAAAAATCACGGGGATAGCCGCTAGTGCTGCATCAGTGATTGCACAGGCTGGGGATAGCGAGATTAGCCCCACCGGTATGTTCATGATCCATAATGTGCAGACAGAGGCTTCCGGAGATTACCGGGATATGGATAATACCAGTGATTCACTACGGGCGGCAAACCGGTCAATCATAAATGCTTACATGGATAAGACAGGAATGGGAAGCAAGGCGCTACAGGAACTGATGGATAAGGAGACCTACTTATCAGCTCAACAGGCGGTTGAGTATGGTTTTGTTGACAGGGTCATGTTTTCGGAAAATGCTCAGGCCATGTATAACGGATTCGGGACGCTCCCAAACGAAGCAATTGAAAAATTAAGAAACATGATTAAGAATCCGGACCATAAAAATCCGGATTTTTTAATATCACAAAAACAGGCAGCAACAAGGCTGCGGCTTTTAAATCTGAAAGGAGAACATATTGATGACAAGGACTGAGTATGAAACAAAAAGAAAGACCCTTATTAATGAGGCGGAAACATTGATTGGTGAGGGAAAAGTGGAAGAAGCAAACAAGATGATGGACAATGTGACGGAACTGGATCAGAATTTTGAGGCAGCCGCTAAGGCGGCTGCTAACTTAAAAGCATTGGCGCAGCCCCCGGTTCCACTGGCCGGTGTAGGAGAAGGTGCAGCCTTCAATTCTTGCAACCAGGCCGAAGCTGAAGATATGTATGATTCCATTGAGTATAGAAAGGCGTTTATGAACTATGTGCTGAATGGAACCACCATTCCTACTAAGTTTGTGAATACTGCAGCAACCACAAAGACAACAGATGTGGGGTCGGTAATCTCCCCTACGGTCCTCAATCGAATTGTAGAAAAGATGGAGACAACCGGAACGATTCTTCCTCTTGTGACTAAAACGGCCTTTGCAGCAGGGGTTACGGTCCCTACATCCAGCGTGAAGCCGGAGGCAACCTGGGTAGCCGAGGGTGCGGGCAGCGATACGCAGAAAAAAACAACCGGGCAGATTGACATTAAGGGATACAAACTGAGATGCGCCATCTCCATGACACTGGAAACTTCGGTCATGTCCTTACAGGTATTTGAGACCGTGTTTGTGAACAGTGTATCAGAGGCAATGGTAAAGGCGCAGGAAAAATCGTTTATTACTGGAAGTGGGACCGGACAGCCAAAAGGGGTATTGACAGAGACGGTAGCGGACGGGCAGAATATCGACCTTGCGGTCAGTGCAGACCCAACCTATCAGA